CTAACCTACAAAAGTATCCAGACGACCGATAAATATATTTGGAAATTGGTTTTTCAAAACCTTGAAATAGAAAAAATTTTCCCAGCAAAAAAATGCCCCAAAAAGTTGACTTTAGCGACTACGACAAGATCTTAGCAAACTTTGACGAGTTCTGTGATGAGTTTGAGAGTCGTGCGTCCAATGCATTCATGAAAGGAGATCAAAATGATGGAAGAGTTACTGGAGAGATTGAACGAGTTGGAGAGAACGCTCCTATGGCAGTCAGAGAAGTTGACGAGCCTGGACCAACGGATATCCCAGATAGAGCGCCCCACGTTGATGTATCAGCGTCCGAGTGCTGAGGAGTACGAGACGGTTGCTCAGACATTAGACTATCTACATAATAATATTGAAGGGATCAAAGGAGATCTCGTGAAGATAGCAAAATCGGTTGCGTACTAATGCCAAACCTTGTAGGACCAGAGACAGTTGATACAGTATCTTCTGATGCGACCTGTGTGTACGCTGCATCACCCATAGGAGGGACTCCAATACCGACAACGGTGAAAGTAGGTGGAGAGACCTTAGAGATCGTTGCAGGCGCTCCTGTGCCCTATGCATGTGATGATGTAGTAGGGGTAAAGATTAATCCTCTCAGTCCTTTACCATGTCAACCAGGTACAAGGATTATCAAACCAGCAATTAATACTACTGTCTATATCAACGGACAGTTACCTGCTGTTACTGGGGACGAAGCTCAGTTAGTGGTAGGACGTACACCGAGACCCTTGACAGGACCGTTCCAACACCCTACAATAGTAATTGGTTCTAATTTATAATAACCTATGGCACGAAGCAAAGTTGGTCTGTCTGGCGGACCTACCATTGAGTCTAAACCCAAGAAAACGCGACAAGGTGCAGGGCAGCACACAAAGTACGCTGCCAGTTCTCGCAACGGCAAGAAGAAGCGTTATCGGGGACAGGGAAGATGAATCTAATCTGTAATCTTCCTGCTGAGAAGGTGTGGGTCCGTAAGGAATACCTCAGAGATCATCAGGACGGTCACGGAGAATTCGTTGAAGGCGTCTGGGTATCTGCAAAGTCAATACCTGGACGTGCTTTTTACTTTGAGACGTACTTACCTGAGTACGGTGCAATGTATGATAAGTTACCTATTAGTGCTTTTCTCCGAGCGCCGAAAACACCGACGCCAGATATGAGTCTAGAGAACCTACAATTTTGGAATTGTATGGACTATGGGGTCATGGCGATCAATAAGGGTTTTGTAAGCTCTATGGACGCTGAGATCTACACCAGGGACCATGGGTTCATGAAGGGACAGTATTTGTTCACTTTAGACAACTATCATGCAAACCCTGATGTAATTGACAATAACGTTAGTGAAGTTCCCCAGGAGCATAAGTCACATAACTGCATTGCATTAGAGAATGGTCAGTTTGCATTGTATCCTAATAACAGGACACGGTTCTACGACCTCTCTATCACCCCTGAGACGCCCAAGAGACCAGACTTCAAGGTTTCTACCATAGAATACCAAGTTGAGTCAGGAACGGACTGGGGACGCCTTGGGGACACTGATGAATATTTCTGGGAAACTAAGAAAGAAAGAGAAACTGATGTTGAATCCCGAACTGACGAAGAATAATTATATTGTTCTGCCAAAATTCATTGATCCAAAGTATGCTGATACATTGTATAAGGATTTACTTTACAATGGACAAACCGAAGAGAACTTTGGTAGAGAAAATGATGCATCATACGATGAATACACGGCAGGTGACATTTATAATGCGTACAAAGCGCGTCCTGGTCAAGAGTTATTGTACTATTTGACTCCTATTGTAACTAAAATTGTACAAGAAAATCTATTTCCGACATATTCTTGGATGAGATTGTACAAAAATGGTTCACAATTGTTACAACATGCGGACAGACCAGCTTGTGAGATCTCTTTGACGCTACATTTGGGTGGTGATAAACCTTGGGATCTCGTAATGGAGCGCCCAAGCGGCAATTTTCAACATGTTACATTAAAAAATCCTGGTGATGCGGTACTTTATCTCGGATGTGTCTCACGACACTCTCGTAGTGGAGCGTATGAAGGGGAAAACTATGGTCAAATATTCTTACATTACGTTAGAAGTGCGGGACCGCTGGCATATACTGACAGCGATCTAAATAAAGGTGACCTAGATTATGATTGGAGAACTAAAATTAAGGAGGACTATGGGCAACAGTAGAGTTGATAAAAGTCAAGAATTTATCAAAGAAGGGATGACCCTGATTACTGAAGTTGAGAGTGACAAATATTTGCGTAAAGCAGGTAAGAGAAAAGATGTCCAAGAGGGTGAAATCTTTGATAACCAAGAAGAGTGGGCGGACGGATTCTGTGGTAAGTGATAAATAGAAACAGCCTGTTGCTGTGTCTAAATGCCTTCCTTTCAGACATTCAAAGATCTGAGCATTACGTTTAAGAAACATCCTGTATCCGATGATTTGGTGCAGGTGAAAGATAAGGCAGCTATCGTTCAAGCGATTACTGCCTTACTTCTAACGAATAAGGGAGAAAGACCATTTCAACCTAACTTGGGTTGTGATGTTCGTAATATGTTGTTTGAACCATTAGACTATGGTTCTGCAGCGTTGATTAAAACTGCTATCAAAGAAACCATTAACCGTTACGAACCAAGAGTTAGTGTTGCAGATATCATCTGTACACCTGACTACAATACTAATGGTTATGATGTTGAACTGTACTATACTATTGTTGGTAGAGAAGACGCACCAGTAGCTGTAGAATTCTTCTTAGAGCGTACACGATAATGCCTTATACTCAGGTTGCCAACTTAGACTTTGAAGATATCAAAGTTGCTCTCAAAGATTACATGAGAGCACAAACGGATTTTACTGACTATGATTTTGAAGGCAGTGCATTATCCAACCTAATTGATGTATTAGCGTATAACACGTACTACACGGCGTTTAACACTAATATGGTAGTCAATGAACTATTCATTGATTCTGCCACCTTAAGAGACAACGTAGTAGCGATTGCGAAGCAACTAGGGTATAGACCCAAGAGTGCTACCTCTCCTACTGCGTATGTCTCTTTTACTGTAAATTATACTAACCCAACAACTGATACTGAACTCCTACTGAAGAAAGGAAGTGGTTTCATTGCAACTTATGACAACAATGTGTATCAGTATGTTGTACTTGATGATGTAAAAGCACAAGTTGTTAATGATGTTGCAACATTTACTGATGTTGCCGTAAACGAGGGCACACAACTAATCAATACCTTCACTGTAAACACTGCATTGAAGGGTCAGAGGTTCATCCTTGACAACCAAAATATTGACACCAACACAATTAGAGTGAAGGTATATCCTACTGGAGGCAGCTTCAGTGAACCATACCTTGTAGCAGATAACATTCTAGGTGTTGATGGCAACTCAAAAGTCTTCTTCCTTGACGAGATTGAGGATGAGAGATATGAAATTCTTATTGGTGACGGTGTTTTAGGTAAAAAATTAGAGAACAATGCAAGAATTGAAGTTTCTTACCTAACAACATCTGGTCCAGAAAGCAATGGAGTGAGGACATTTGTCTTCTCTGGTGTTCTTGAGAACCCTAATGGTGTATCTCCTAGCGCATTTACCACTAACATCACTTCTACTACTGCCTCAGCGGGCGGTGAAGAGATTGAAAGCACCCAGAAGATCAAATATACCGCTCCTAAGGCATACGGCACACAGGACCGTGCAGTGACCGCTCAGGACTATGAAGCAATTGTCCGTCAAGTGTATCCTGCTACAAGTGATATCATTATCTTTGGTGGAGAAGATCAAGATCCACCTGAGTATGGTAGAGTCTTTATTGCACTCAAACCAAAGGATGCTAGTTACTTGACATCTCTAACTAAGAATCAGATTATTGAAGAACTCAAGAAGTATGTTGTGGCATCTGTGGAACCAAAATTAATTGATCCTTCTATTCTATATGTTGAGCTGATGAGTAAGATCTATTACAATCGTGAGTCAACAGATCAAACACCAGCACAAATTAGAGACAAAGTTATTGGTGCTGTACAGTCTTATCTTGATACTAGTGATACTGAGAAGTTCAATGGTAAATTTAGATACAGTAAAATGGTTGGTGTTATTGATGATGCAGATAAGTCTATCAATTCAAACCTAACTGAAGTTACAATGAGAAAGGATTTCTATCCTTCTCTAAATTCTACCTTCTATTATGAGGTATGTTTCCAGAACGCATTTGATGTTAACTGCGACGATCCAATCCTTTCCAGCACTGGATTTAGAGTTACTGAGTATCCTAACTTTGATGTGTACGTTGAAGATAGGTCGGGCAAAATTGTCCTATATAGACTAGATAGCGTAACTGGCGAAAAGGTTGTCCTTGACAGCGATATTGGCGATATTGATTATGTAAAAGGTGAACTTAAAATGTATGCTCTGACTATCATTAAGGGCAGTTTCTTTGATAATCGCATTTCACTAAGAGTAAAACCACTTTCTAATGATATCAAGGCAGTCCGTGAGGTCTATCTTGACGTTGATGTTGCTAATTCCTCGTTCACTGCATACAAAGAGTAAAGTAAATGCCTGCTGTAAAGACTAAGAGAATTTCTACTCTCATTGAGACGCAGCTTCCCGCTTTTATTACAGATGAATATGAACTGTTTAGTAAGTTCGTTCAGAAGTATTACGAAGCTCAGGAAGTACAAGGTGGTACTTTGGATGTTATTAGTAACCTCCAAAAGTATGCTGACATTAATTTTTATGAGAAGAATATTCTCAAGCAGCACGATAGTCTAGCAGCTACTATTACTGATAGCGATACTACGATCACTGTCACAGATGCACAATCCTTCCCAAAGAAGAACGGATACATCCGCATTGATGATGAGATCATCTTCTATGCTACAAGGACCGACACAGAGTTCCAAGACTGCTCTAGAGGTGTTAGTGGCAACACATCTCTTGGTGATCTATATGAAGCAAGCAATTTTACTAGTACAGATGCGGCACCGCATAATGCTGGGCAAAAGGTTCTTAATGTAAGTAACCTTTTCTTGTATGCATTCGTTAAAAACTTTGAAAATCAATATCTAGGTTCTTTCCCAGAAAAGTATCTTAAGGGAGAAGTTGATAAGAGAACTCTGATTAAGAATATTCAGAAGTTCTACAAAGCAAAAGGAACTACTAGTTCTATTAAATTCATCTTTAACACGATTGTTGCTAAAGATGTAAACAATAAACCAGAAGTATACAAACCAAGAGATTTCACTTACAAATCATCTGAATCTGATTGGACTAATGTATATGCTCTTAAGTGTAAGGTTGTATCTGGTGATGTTAATAGTCTGATTGGAAAGAAAGTTGTTCAGATCGCCACAGCAGAATATGGATATGCCGATGCAGTCGTAGATAACGTATATGCTGACGGTACTGCAGATAACGAAGTAATCTATAACATTGTATTAGCACCAGAAACAGTTAATGGTTCTTTTGCAATCTCAACTAAAACTAAACTTGAAAAATCAGTTGCTGGAACAGATAGCACTGGTGATAGAATTAATGTGTCATCTACCCTTGGTTGGGGAAAGACTGGTTCTATTCTGCTTGGAACTGAGACAATTACATTTAAAGAAAAAACAGTAACTCAGTTTATTATTGATGAAAGACAACCTTCTGGAGCTATTGCATATCAAGAAGGAACAGCAGTATACAAACCAGTAACGATTGAAAATTCCGATGTAACTTTGCTTACATTTGGTGTTGTCTATAATTTAAAACCAGAATCTGCTCAACCATATTCTAGTCCTGGTGATAAGATTCTTGTGTCCAGACCTGGATTTGAAACTGCAGATCCTAAAATTGTTCAGACTGGAACTAATCAAACGAGATGGTTACTGAATCAAGGTACTGCACCAGTCATTCCGACATTACCAAGTATTCAAACATCTTTGAATCAATTGACTACAGATGTATCATCTATCTTTGCAGATGATCAATATTATTATATCACATCTTCTTCTTTCCCATCACATAAAATTTTAGATGGATCTACAGTAAGCGAGACATTACTAGATCAAAGAATTCTTCGCATTATTAGAAAAGAAGCAACAAGGACCACAGAAAAATATAAGACTCCAAACAGAGACGTTGGCATCCTTCTAAACGGTGTCCCTGTCTACGGTTTCAGGGATCACGATAGTATTCGTTTTGGAAAACTGGAAGAAATTAGAATTAACACACAAGGAAGAGGTTATGCAAAACCACCTTTTGTATTGATTGATCAGGTTCCAAATAAAGCTAGAGCAGTTTTGACTGGTCAAGTTGTAGAAAGAATTATTGTAGACACAGAAGATATTTTTCCAAAAACTCCAGAGATTACTATTACTTCTGGTAGAAATGCCTCTGTTCGTGCAATCGTAACTGGTGGTAAAGTAACAAGTCTTGTCATTGATAATCCTGGCGAGTTTTATTCATCTCCTCCAATTGTAAGAATTAGAGATAATGCTGGAAGAGGAAGATTTGCAACTTATAATGCAATTGTAAACACTGATGGCAATATCACAGGATTTGATAAAATTGATGAAGGAAACTTTTATAATCAAAATACTGTTATTGTAGATATTATTCCAGTTGGAGAGGATGCAACAGGTATCCCATTACTAAAAGAATGGAACTTCAACAGATTTAATAAAATTGAAAATAATCTTGATACTGAGTATGGTTATATTTTTCAAAATTATAACATTTCATTAGAATATGGTTATGGATATGTTGGTAATCCTAAAGCTTTACGTGTTGCTCTTAACGACAACATCAACAATGCAGGAACTGAACCTGCTACAAAAACTCATTCTCCAATTATTGGATTCGCTTATGACGGTAATCCAATCTATGGTCCATTTGGTCATGAGAACCCTCTAGACTCTAATTCTCCTATTGTAAGAATGACATCTAGTTATTCTTTGAATGGAACTCGTAAAGAGGGTCCTTCTCTTTCTAATTATCCTCTTGGATCATTTAATAATGATTACACGTACACTCACAAGAGTGGCACATTAGACGAGAATAATGGAAGATTTACAGTTACCCCAGACTTTCCGAAAGGAACTTATGCTTATTTCATTACTATTGATAGCAATCAAGTACCGCAATATCCGTACATTTTAGGAGAGAACTTCTATTCTCTTCCTGTTGATAGTAATTACAACTCTAACATCAATCAAGATGACATTCCAAAAAATTCCAAGAAGTATTTGATTCCTGGAATGCAAGGTAATGGTGAAGGTGTTATTGCTTCTATTGGAGAAGTAAAATCTGGAACCGTTGATAGTATTGATGTAATTAGATCTTCTGACAACTTCTCTGTTAACTCACAATTGTATTTTGATAATAGAGGAACAGAAGGATCTGAAGTTGAGTCTATCATCTCTTCTGTAAAAGGAAAGGATGTTAATTACCTAGAATGCAAAGAAGATAGAGTTGTAAAGCTAACAACAATCCAAAGTGCATATCTATTTGCTGATGATACATTAAATCAACCATCATCTGGTGCATTTGGTTCTATTGTTGGTACAGTTAGAAATGACAACACAATTGTACTCAGAAATGTAAGTGGAACTTTTGATGAAACTGGAACTTTCTCTGCAACTATCAAAACTTTTCTGATCTTATTGGATCAAAGAAGTTCTTACACTAAAGGTGCAATTTTAAGTTTGACTGATGGTGTAAATGCTCCTATTGCAACAGCAGAAGTATTAGAAGGAACATCATCTCAAAACACAGTCCAGATCAAGGTTCTTACTGGTACATGGATTGTAGATGATGATTATTTCTTACAATCAAGTAACTTATTCAATACTTCTGGAACTAAAGTAGTAACACTAACTTCCCTCAGTGATGGACTCAATCCATTTGAGGTAAATCAAAGTGTAGCGTTAGTTGAAACTCAAGAACCTCATGGATTAGGAATTGGAGATCAAGTAACAATTGACATCAATCCTGATGACACAACTAAAACTAAGACCTACTATCTCAGAAAGAGGTTGTATCAGGAAGCTGTTCTGATTCCTCCTAGCAGAAAAACTGCTATCAACTTTACTGGAATTGGTCGTTATGAAATCCTTAATGGTGGAGCTGACTATACTGCTGGCACTTACAACAATGTTGCTCTTACTGGTGGATCGGGATCTGGTGCGACTGCTATCTTTACTGTATCTGATGCAGGTGTAGTTTCTGGTATTCAAATTCAAGATGCTGGATCTGGATATGCAAGAGGAGATTATCTATCTGTTGCTGATGAAGATCTAGTAAGATCTGGTGCATCTCAGTCTACTGCAAGGTTTACAATCTATATTGGACACGTTGGTGTTCCTGCTGGCGGTACAAAAGTAACAGTTGATGATCCATCAGGTTTTGCTGTTAATGATCAAATCCAAATTGGTGCTGAAATTTTACAGATTGCAAGTATTAATGGTAGTGACTTTAGTGTCATCAGAGCTCAAGAAGGAACTTCGGATGTAGATCATTTTGATGGACAAGAAGTAACTCTATACAATCCAAGATATAATTTTACAGAAAACTATCAAATTTTCACAGGGTCTGGTTCTGGATATGTTCAATCTTATGACCCTGTAACACAAAAAATTATTATTGTATATGATTATGGTACACTTTTATCTACTGCAAATGAAGTTACTCTAAGTTCTAGTTTCTTTGACTCTAGTAATCCACAAAGACTAGTTTCTGTCAAGTCTGCTGATGACTTAGTTTACAAATTTGAATTCTCTGAAGACAATAGTACGTTTGTACCTAATCCTAATGTAAATCTACAAGAGTTCTACAAATATACTTTTGACACGTCTCATTCTAGTCTTACTGGAACTTATTTTGATATTAGTCCAAGTAATAATTTTAACTTGATTACCGAGGAGAAAGAAGCATCTACGACTCTTCCTGGTAACCCAGGTGCATTTACTAATGTGAAGTTTGGATTTGGTTCTAGACTTTCTGATAACAACTATCAAACTAAGAGAGGAACTGATTTTACAAACTTCTATTACTTTGATAAGAAAAATGTAGTAAGTTCTGGTGGTGCATTCTTTAAGATTATCACAGACCCATTACAAGGAACTAAGACTCTCAACTATGTTACATCAAACCGTTTTGTTTATGATATTACTAGTGAGCCTCTTTGGGATGGTTCTGGATCCATTTCTTATACTACTACTGGTCAGTTCGCTATTGGTGAGATCAATGAAGTCAGCATCATCAACCTTGGATTAAATTACAAAAAAGTACCTGCAATTATTGGTGTTGATCCTTCTGAAAGTTTCAGAGCATCTGCTACAGTATTGTTTGACAGTGCATCACAAACCATCACTGGTGTTAGAGTAGATAATAAAGGTTCAAATTATGTCAATCCAAAAGTTGTAATTATTGATGGCGATGGAGTTGATGCATCATTCAATATTGTTGCCAGAAATGGTGAGATTTTCTCTCTGACTGTAGATAAACCAGGAAGAGGATATACAAAAGCACCAACAATCCAGATTATTGAAAGTGATGTTGAAGCTTTTGCAAACAGTGTCACAATTGGTGTTCCTCAAAGTGTAACTTTTGTAAGAAACGGTAGTGCATTCCATCTAGATAAGACTGTTTCTTCTTCGTTTACTTCCAACTATGTTGCTGTACTTAAAGATTATAATGGAGATTTTAGAAAAGGTGAATTAGTAGTACAGAGAGTAAATGGTGTAGAGGTATTCAGAGCAAGAGTTGTTGAATGGAGATTTGGATCAAGACTATTAAAACTGGAAAATGCAATCGGTATCATTCGTGAAAATGTTGCGATTGAATCTTATAATATGCCTGTATCTGGCATTGTTCATTCAGTTTTTGTCAGTACATTTACAGAAGAAATTTCTAGTTTCTATGATAACCTAGGATTCTACAAATCTGATAAAGGTCGCCTTGGTGTATCAAATCAAAAATTATTAGATAGTGAATTCTATCAAGATTATTCTTATGTTGTAAAATCTAAGACTCCTATTGATCAGTGGCGTGAACTAATCAAGTCTACTACACACCCTGCTGGTTTTAAACTATTTGGACAGGTTGATGTAGAAGCTACTGCCAGCAGTGAGATGCCAGCAGAACTTCCAAAGGCATCTCATTTTAGTGTTGTACAACTTTGGGATCCAGATAAAAATAAGATCACTGTTGAAAGCACAAAGCAAGTAACTACACAGACAGTACAAAGTGTACAAAGTCAAAGAGTTCGTAAATCTTTTGGTACTGCAGCTACCAGTGAATTCTTATTCAATGAGGTTCGTGCATTTGAGTTTACTCTTAATGCACCTTTTGATGGTTATTATGATACTGATGGAAGACTACAAGGAACAACATCATTCCAGATTCTAAACAATGGAACACCTTTCTTCCCAGCATCAGATAAAGGCATTATTGTAACTCTAGATGGCGTTCTGCAAGAACCTGGAGTTTCTTACACAATCTCTGGTGATCAAATTGTTTTCTCTGCTCCACCTCTAGGACCAGGAAACAAATTGACTGGTGATGGTGGAGAAGTAACTCCATATAAAGGTGTTACTTTCTATGGAAAGGTATTCCAGTTTAAGGATGACCAATACAATACCAAACACCTAAGAAAGATTAGAAATATCTTCCAACGTGGTGGTACTTGGATTGATGCAGCAAACCAAATTGAAAGAAACGTAGAATTTATTGTTAATGAAACTATTGGATATGCCAAGCAAACATATCCTACTTTAGATTGGAGTACAAAGCAAGATGATTATGAAACAAATATTCGTGCAATTCTAGATGCTTATCAGCATGACATTAGATTTGGTGGAAATGTAAAAACAGTTGATTATACTTCTATTTTTAATTCTAGTAGTGACTATTTGTACATTCAGAATAATAGAACTCAGTCTAATGCAATTTTTGCTTATGCTACTAGATTGGCAAGACTTGCTATCAGAAACTGGGATTACACTGATGTAGGTGTATCTTATTTTGCTGGTAGTTCTAAAATGGTAGTAACCAGCACAAAAGATATTGCTGTTGGTATGTTTGTCAGTTCTGGCAGTTCATACCCAGTTGGAACAAAAATCGTATCTATTGATAGTGAAACAGAACTAACGCTTAGCAGTGAGGCACTAGCAAACTCTGCTGGCGGAGGTGGAGCTCCAACTGGAACTACTTTATTAAGTGGCACAGCAAGCACAGGACCTATTGCTACTAGTACAGGTGCTGTTGCTCCTAATGATGAATTTAATATTCCACCTGGTGTTATTGTTACTGTTCCTACATCATTCTCTGGTAGTGACTCAGCAACATTCTCATGGAGTGGAATTAATAACGGCACATTCTATGATGCTGCTAATTTAATTACATTAAACAGATCTTATATTGTTGCAGAGTCATTGACATGGGCACAAGCACAGTATCCTGGATTGAACTGGGGATCTTATGCTACAAAGTGTGGTAGAGATATTGGATTAATTATTGATGCATATGTTTACCATCTTAAGTTTGGTGGCAATGAAAAAATTGTAGAAGCAGCTCAACTTTACTATAGAAAGAATGACTACCCATATGGTGAAGAACTCTACTATATCTCTGGACAACTTACAGAAACAGTTGCGACATTCTCATATGCAAAGAATTTAATGATTCAGGCAATGAGAAATCAATTGCCAAATACAGATCCAAGTGTAATTACTGATTCTAATTCTCCAGCATGTGTAGAAGTTGAAAGTGCTTTGAATACCTATCATAGTATTGTTGATACTATTTTAACAGAAGGTAGAGGACTTGTAGAGAAAACTCCACAAAATCCAAATAAAGCAGGTAATTGGACTCCTACTTTGACATATTCTAATTACAATATTTTAGGTGACCCATTACTTCCTGATCAAGAATGCAATACTGTTATTTCTTCCGTTGATTCTCTATATGATAATCTAAGTGATGTGTTGACAGAGCAATCTGTTACTAGAGCACTTCCAGATTATATTGATGGAGAAAACAAAGAGTTTGAGTTGTATTGGGATGATAATACTGTTGTCAATACTGAAGAGGATGAAGATCTATTCTTGACAATCAACGCAGTATTACAGAGACCTAAGTTTACGGAAGGTTACCCACTAGAAGATTCTTACTTTATTGACAGAACTGTAATTCCTAATGTACTTAAATTTGATGTTGCTCCTATTTGGGATCAAGATCTTGGAGCTAAGACTATTGGCGAACCAACAGCAGTAGAAAAAGTTGCTGGTATTGGTGTTGGTAATTATAAGAGACTTACTATTGATTATAATCTAGTTGATGGTGTTAGAAATGGTCCTTTCTTAATCCTGGATGTAGAAGATTATACTGTACAAAATATTGAACAGGAAGATTGCTTGTATGTCTTCCTAGACGGAGTTTTACAACGTAAAGGATTCTCTTATACTGTATCTGGTCCGAACATGACATTTAATGTTCCAATCCAGAAAGAGATGAAGATTGACATTCGTTATCTCTATGGAAGAGATGTTGGACAAGTTCTCAACATCTATGATTATGCTCCAGATGTCTACTTTGCAAGAGGTACATTATCGTTTGACACTAATGTACTAACAGATTTATTAGGTTATTCTTGGATGGGCGATGCAATCGGTCTTCCAATTCATGTTTGGCAACAGAGATCTAACGGAACATATAATATTATTGGTGAAATTAGCAATCCACTTTCAATTGGAAACAATGTTCAATTTGATATTAAAGGTCAAAATGCTGTAATTGAGAGTGGACTAGATTTTATTTTTGCACCAAAAGGATATTATGATAGACAGTTTACAATTTTAGATGCAGACATTTCTAATGTAATCCTTACATATGAGGTAGATGATTCTGGAAGAAAAATTCTAACAGATGATAATGGTATTTGGTCTGGAAGTAATTACGGAAAAACATACAAGCAACCATTTGTGTCTCTATCAAATGGAGATAGAATTCGTGTAGAAGGTGAAGAAGGATTCCGTAGCATTAAAAAACTACCAACAAAAGCTACTAGTAAAGATGGTAGACCAGGAGAACAATTAACTGATGATATTTTCGGAACAGTCTCAGTTGAGTCTTATACTGGAATTACTAGAGGTGAGGGTCTTTCTGTAATTGCTACTGTTGAGAACGGTAGTATCACAGAATTGACTTGGAACCAACGTAGTTATGATCCTATTACACAACCAACTGCATATCAGTATTATACACCACCAGTTCTTAAGTTTGTACCTGCAAATGGCGAAGGTGGTGGTGCAAGAGCAAATGTCTTGGTAAGTAAAGGTCAAGTAATTAGTGTTGATATTATTGATGGTGGTTCTGGATATACAGAAGCTCCAAAAGTTATTGTAACAAGAAGATTTGATATTCTTTCTGAGAGAGACATTGGTGTATCAAAGATCAATAGTTTTTATAGACCTTATCTTAATGTTGCTCAAAGTGGAACAGTTATATCAACAATTGATGTTCTTGGTAACAGACTAGTTGATGTAACCTCTTTCTCTTCCGTAGATCTTTCCAGTCCTGCAGATGTTGGTCGTAAGATTATCGCAGTAATTCAAACTGGAGATACTAAGTTACCATCATCTATTCTGTCTGGTACTGGAGCTGACATGCCAGAAGGCACTGAGCAACCTGGTGGTGCTCAGATTGTATACATTGAACCAGAACCTGTTGAGATTGAAGGAGTTGGTGGTGTATTAAGACTACAAGATTCCACAACTGTTGTTTCTGCAGAGATTCAAGATATTGTTACTGTTAATTCTATTTCAACAGTAAGTAAAGCGATTACAAGCACGGTACAGAATGTCATTCCAAATGATGCTCTGTCTAACATCAACTTCTTTGAGACTGCTGCATATCTTGATCTTGACTTCAATATTGGCGATTCTATTGCTTACATCCCAGATACTACGAAGTTTGATCCAATGGGTCTACTTCTCATTGGTGATGAAGTTGTAAGATACCATAGAAAGCTTTCTGATAGATTCCTCAATATTCTCAGAGGTCAGAGAGGAACTACAGAACAGAACTGGACTGCTGGTACTTTCTTGCGTCAGATTCCTGAACTTGTATCTGTTGCTCCTGTTGGTATCGTTCAGGTACAATCTGAAAGTGATGTTAAGATGGTTAGTGCATCTGCGACAGCAGGTGGATTTGAAAGAAAAATACAGAGACAAGTTGGTTCTTCTGATGAACTAGCAATCACTAGAGCAGCAACAGAAGTTGTTGTTACCCCACCACCAGGTGGTGTTGTTGATGGTTATCAGGAAGAATTATTCTTGACAGATCCAGTTCCTACTAGATCTGGTAACACAACTGGTGAACATGATGGTGAGGTTGATCTGATAGATGTAAATGGCAAATATTTTGTCACACTAAGAGATACATCAGAACAGTTGATTACTAATGCACTATTTGGTTTTGGATCTGATTATGTTGGTCAATATACTAAGACAAATGCTGGTCATAGGATTAGTCACTTTGAAGGTATTTTTGATGATGGTGTATGTGGAGTCTCTGGATTGTCACTTGCAGAACTTGATTTGTATTTCGGATCTCTAACTATTAGAGACTTTGAAGAAAGAGGAAACTCTAGTTACACACTTGCTGGTGATAAATTTGTATTGATGCCACCATCTATTCAAAATCCCGTCGCTATTAGTTCTTCAGCAGGAACAATTGGCGGAAGTATTGTTGTTCAAGATACAACATTCTTCCCAACAACAGGATACTTGTTTACATCAGGTGGAACTGTAATTCAGTATACAGGAAAGACATCAACATCATTCACAGGATGTACTTTAACTAGAGGTCCAAACAACATTTCAAACGGACATGAGTTGATTCCGTTTGCAATCTCCTAAATATTGCTATAAATATAAATAACTCAGGCACAAATTACAACGTCGGACAAAGAAACCCATGGCTGCTATTATTTCTGATAAGTTTCGCATCTTTAACGCGAAACAATTCCTAGAGTCTCTAACGGAAGGTGCAACGGACACCAGTTCAGAGCGTTCTAGAATGTACTTCTTTGTGGGTCGTCCACAACCTTGGAGAGCGTATCTAGAGATTTATTCTAAAAACGCAACCGCGTTTACCGTAGGAAACGAAGTTTATGTTGGAACGTATGGTTCCACCGCTTTCCGCGCCACAGTTGCTGCAGTTTATGATAGTGCCCTCCTCCTGACCGACGTTTTTGGCAGCAATGGTGTTAACTCCGCTCCTCCTCTTGGTTCTGACTTAAAAGGTAGAACTGGTGGAGCAGGTGGTTCCGATACAGGTGCTACTGCTAAGTCTGGCGTTTATCGTTATGCAACTGAAGACGTTCCTCCTCTTCCTCTTGATAACCAAAGAGAAAAAGTTGGTCTTTATGACGAATTGATTGCAGCTAAGCGTATTACTGATGCTTTTGCAAGAACAGTTATCCGTCGTTATAACTGGGACTTAGTTGCTAACCCTAAGTTTGACATGTGGAAACCTGACTACTCTGCTACTCCTGGTGGCGGTGGTCAAATTGGTAAGCAAACTGCGACAGGTGCAAATACAATCGCAGATGCTAAGTTCTATGTAATGAACTCTGCATATGAAGTATTCAAGTGCCTTTACAATGGCGAGGGTCCTGGTAATAGCACTGGTCAGAATGCAACAGAAGAACCAACTACTGCTGGTGGTAACTACTCTGCTGGAACTGGTCTTTATACCGAATCTACTGGTGCTGGTTACATTTGGAAGTATATGTACACCATCCCAACTGATGATGTTCTAAAGTTCCTCTCCTCTGACTTCCTTCCAATTGTTCTTCCTGCTAACGCATCAAGAACTGGTGTTGTTGGACAAGCAGTTGCAGGTGCATGTGATGTTGCTCTAATTGAAGATGCTGGATCGGGACTTCCTGCTTCTCAGACTCTTTACACTAGTATCAAAGGTGATGGCACAGGTGGTGTTGTAGAACTAGTAACAAACGGTTCTGGTACAATTACATCTGCGAGTATTCAAGCTCGTGGACAAGACTATACTTATGCTAATGTCCTTCTAGGAAATGGCAACCTCTTCTCTGACACTGGTTTAAGCAGCGCAGTTGCAACTGGTGCTTCCGCTGTTGGTGCTATTGAGATTGTCTTACCTCCTGAAGGTGGTCATGGTTCTGACCATGAAACAGAACTTAATGGTAAGCGTGTGATGACAAACATCCGCCTAACTTACTCTGAAGGTTCTGGTGACTTCCCAGTAGATAACGACTTCCGTCGTATTGGTATCATTGCTGATCCATACAACTGGGGAACCACAACATTTGCTACTTCGGACACTCTTTCTGGTCTAAAGGCAGTTAAGATCACTGGTGCTACTGCAGACTTCTCTGTTGACGAGAAGATCACACAGACTGTAACTGGTGGTACTGCATATGGTACAGTTGTTTCCTGGACACTTGACAGTGGTTCTACAACCGCTGGTGTTCTTAAGTACATCCAAACCAATGATGCACACACTGATCAAGGTGTTGTAAGAGCGTTTGAGTCCAACGGTGCTAATGCTATTACTGGAGAGTCTTCTACAGCTTCTGGTAACGTAGACACTGGATATGGTTCTGCTCTACTAGGTGTCACTTTCGCAAGTGGACTAGCGGCACCTGAGATTGAAAACAACTCTGGTGACGTTATTTACGTTGAGAACCGTCGTCTAATCACTCGTGCTCCTGACCAGATTGAAGACATCAAACTAGTTATTGAATTCTGATTCAAACACATATTTAAAAGTCCCCCGAGCAATCGGGGGATTTTTTTTATCTCTATAAATACTAGGGACTAGATACTAGTATTTGGCGGAGCACGATGCCTCAGAAGACTAACCTAAATGTAAATCCTTATTACGAGGACTTTGACGCGAGTAAGAATTTTTATAAGATTCTATTCCGTCCTGGATACTCTATTCAAAGTAGGGAGCTAACACAGGTACAATCCATTCTTCAAAATCAAATTGAGAGTTTTGGAAAGTACGCATTCAAGCAGGGTGAACTTGTCATCCCTGGTGAGGTAGGTCTCAATACAAAATTAGATTACGTTAAATTATCTTCTGTTTCTGAGGTTGCTATCTCTGAAGGTGATGATATCGTTTATAAAAAGTATGACATCGGACAATTAGTAGGGCAGCAAGTACAAGGTCTTACTTCTGGTGTTACTGCAACTATTCTAGCAACTAAGTTGGCAACAGAGACTGCTGCTGATACTTTGTTTGTTAATTACATCAATAGTGGTAATTCAAATACTGAACCAACTTTCCGTCAAGGTGAGACTCTAGAAGTTGTTGATGGTGTCAATACACCACTTCTAGTTGTTGGTACAGACGGAAGTGTTCTTCCCACTAGTATTGAGATCACTAACCCTGATACAGGAGAAACTACTTCTCTGGAAAGTCCTGCGATGGGTTATGGATCTGCTGTAAAGGTAGAAGAAGGAATTTACTTTGTCAATGGATATTTTGTTCGCAATGATGAAGCACTTTTAGTTATTGACGAATATTATAACAAACCATCTGCAAAAGTAGGATTTACAATTAAAGAAGAAGTTGTAACACCAGAGGCAGATGCATCTCTATATGATAATTCTATCGGATCTGCAAACTATACAGCTCCTGGAGCACATAGACTCAAAATTTCTCTAGAGTTAAAAGAGTTTGCTCTAAATGCAATTACAGATAAGAATTTCATTCAATTACTGAATGTTTCTAGAGGTCAAATTCAAAGTAAAATTTCCTCTACAGATTTTAGCGTCCTAGAAAAAACACTTGCTCGTAGAACTTTTGACGAGTCTGGTGACTATGTTGTAGATAATTTCTCTGTTGATATTAGAGAGTTTGCTCAAAAAGATGGAAACAGAGGCATCTATGGTGCTGATGAGTTTGGTCTTTATAACGGAAAGAGTGCAGCAGAAGCTGCCAGAAAGATGGTTGCCAGCATTGGTCCTGGTAAAGCATATATCAAAGGATATGAAATTGTCAACAAAGAGACTAAGTATCTTGAAATTAACAAAGCAAGAGAAAGTCTTTCTAGCGACAATGTAAATCTTAAGAGTAAGGGTCTCCCAACTTATAGTATTACTAATGTATATGGTAGTGTTCCTCTCAACAAAGAAGGATCAGAACTAACAGCATATCCTGATGTATTCTTATACTCTACATTTAATGATGGATCTATTGGTTTAAGTAACACAGAACTTCCAACAGATCACAGACAAACTATTGATAGAAGAGGCAAGATCTTCAATACTGATGATGGAATTAAGACCATCACTTTACAAATTACAAATACTGTTACTCTGATTGGTGCAGTTACAGATGCTACATTCCAAACACAGTTTGGTGAATTGTTCTATATTAAGACTAGGAGTGATCTTGGAACACCAACCGCTATTAGTTCTTTCAAGACATTATCTTTTGCAACTACAAATAAACCACTAATCAACTCTTCTGAATCTGTTCAGTTCTTAGAATTGACAGTTTATGGTAATAAGAGTGAATTAGAATTGCTTACATTGGAATATGATCTTTCCGATAATGAGTATAAGAGAAGAATTTTCTTAAGTGAAGCTGATGCTGCAGCAAATACCAATGAGTTTGGATTTGTCGTAGATTACTCTGATATTATTACTCCTGTTATTGGAAAAACAAAACCAAGCAACTTCTTCCTACAAAACAGAGGTGCTGGATTCAATTCCGATTCTGATATCGTATTATCAAAAGGTCGTTTAGAGGCAGGAACTTCTGCATATAATACCACTTTTGGATACTCTTATTTTGATCCTCAATTCTTTACTAAAATTACTTTAGAAAGTATTCCTTCTGGTGCTAATGCATTTGATGAAGGTAAGTATGTATTTGGTATTGATAGCAATGCATATGGTGTTGTAGAAGGATCTTCTGCTGGTGTTTACAGTACAGGTAGAATTCTGTTTGTTAAAACTTTATCAGGTAAATTTAAATCTGGTGAAACAATTAGAGATGAAGATGGTAATACCGTAAAGGTTGCAAAAGATAATACAATCTCTCACTTCGTAGTCCAAAATAGAGGTTTAGGATATGCTGATGGTGTATCTCTATTAATTAATGGTCTTGAATTTGATGCATCTAAAATTTCTCTAGGTAAGACTATTGCAGGTAACATTTACAATGCAACCATTATTAATAGAAAAGCAGTAAATATTGAGTATGCACAACCACCAGCAGTAACTGTTAAGAATCCTGACGGAGCAGCTACACCTAGTTCTGCTGCTGCCGTTGTACCAGTTCTATTCAGAAATACTGTTACTACTTACACACCACAAAATGTAAAGTCTATTGGTTGTTCCTATGGATCTGGAAACTCCAATTCTTTCTCTGCAGACGTTGTTGTAGATAGTCAAGAAAAATCCGAGATCAAAGCAGTTACCAACTACACATTCTTTGGATCGCAAGGTGCAAACTTTATTGAATCTACTAGTTTCAGTGCTGATGCATCTCCAATTCTACAGCAAGGAGATCTTGTACAATTCTCAGATGATAGCAACAACTTGGTTCGTGCAATTGTACAATATGCTACAAAACAAGAAGGAGCATCAAAATCTAGAATTTATCTAGATACATGTCTTCCTGGGGATGTTACTAACACTAGCATTGTACGTTTACGTCCAAAAGTACAAAATACTAACTCTGGTACATTACTATTCCCAACTGGTAGTAAGCAAGTATCTCAAATCTCTGCTGGTGGAGAAGATACTAAAATTAAGTATTACTTCCGTAGAGATTTTGTAACTACTGCATCCTCTGGTGGTGGCACAATTACATTTGCTGCACAGTTACCATTCGGAACACAAAGATTTGCAGCTTTCAGTGAGAGCAACTTTATCATCACTGTATTAGATCCAGGTGACGCTCCTAATATCATCAAAGGAGATATTGTTTATGTTTCTAATGACGCAGTAGAAATCACATCTGCAACTGACACTGCTAGTGGTCTCACATCTGGCAGTATCAGTTTACAGTTGCCATCAACATATTTTGGAACTATTCCCTCTAACGGAACATTCCCTAAACTTAAGTTAACAGCAACTCTTGAAGTATCTAACGCAAAACCAAGACTTAAGACTGCAGTAAGAAACAAGAGAATCGTTATTGCTTCTGCTGGTGATCGCATCGTTCCATTTAGAGGACAAGACTATGATAATGAAGTTGTAGAAACTCTATCATATTCTGATGCTTTCAAATTGAGATATGTTTATGAAGGAACATCTTCTCAAGCACCAGATGTAGACTCTGCAGGTAATCTAATCTCTGGAACTGATGTTACTGCTAGATACACATTTGATAATGGACAAAGAGATACATTATATGATGTTTCTAGAATTGTTCTAAAACCTGGATTTGATCCTGCAGTTGGACAATTACTCATTGCTTTTGATTACTTTGAGCAATCTCAAGGAGACTTCTGCACGATTGATAGTTATCTACATGAGGCAGGTGTTCCAGAAGATGAAATTCCATCTTTCAACTCTTCAGTTCATGGTAATTTAGAACTCAAGAATGTAATTGACTTCAGACCTAAAGTTGATAGTAGTGCCATTATTCCTGGTTTCCTCAATATTGCGTCTCTTGAGTCTACTGCTGGATCTTTTGCTGGTCCTGGTGCTATCTTAGCAAGCACACCAGCTCCAGATTTGGGAATAGAATATACATTCTCATTCAGTCAGATTCAATACTTGGATCGTATTGATGGTATTTTCTTGGATAATAAAGGAAACTTTATTGTTAAAGAAGGCAATTCTTCTCTCAACCCATCTAAACCAGATCCTATTGATGATGCTGTACCTCTTTTCTATGCGTATATCCCTGCATTTACAAAGACAACTAAAGATGTAAGAATTACTCCAGTTGATAACCGTCGTTACACCATGCGTGACATCGGTAAACTAGAGAAGCGTATTGAACGTCTTGAGTATTATACCACACTTAGCATCCTAGAGCAGCAAGCTCTTAACATGCAAGTCAAAGATGAAATTGGACTTGATAGATTCAAGTCTGGATTCTTTGTTGATAACTTTGAGGCACACAAAGTTGGTAATCTTTCTTCTCTTGATTATAGATGTGCAGTGGACAGTCAGCAAAGTGTCCTGCGTCCTCAAGCAAAAGAAGATTCTGTAAATTTAGAAGAAGTAAATGTAAGAGAAGATCAAAGATCTGTTTCTGGTTATAAGAAGTCTGGGGATATGGTAACTTTACCTTTCTCTCCTTTAAACTTACTGGGAAATGGTTTTGCGTCTAAGACTTTAAATCCAAATCCATTTGTTGTTCTTCAATATGTTGGTGATGGAGAAATTTCACCTTCTATTGATCATTGGTATGATCAAACTGAAGAACCATTGGTAGTAGATACCAACACGGATCTATTCAACATCTTCCTTGCAAAAGAGAATGTCAAAGAGAGTTTTTCTAGTCTGTTCAATTCTTTTGTAGTTAACTGGGTTGGAACATCCACATCATTCACTTCTATCAACTCTCTAGGTGAAATCAATACACAGCAAGCTGTAACTTCTGTTGCCAGTGCGTCTGTTGCAAGTTCTTCCAATATTAGTCCTCAGAACAATGAGGTAGGTAAAGGAGTTCAAACTAAGAGTATTGGTGAGAGTTTAGTTTCAACTTCTCTAGCATTCTTTGCTAGAAGCATTCCTGTCAGATATGTCATCAGACGAATGAAACCCAACACGAAGATGTATGTCTTCTTGGAGGGAAGAGACATTGGTCGTTGGGTAAACCCAGACCTAAGATTCACAGGTATTGCTGGTAACTCGCTATCTGCATTTAATGGTGAGATTACTACCGATGAGTATGGTAATGCTAGCGGACTAATTGTTGTTCCTGCTGGTTTGCCTCCACTTGAGAATGCAACCTGGACTGGTGATGTAGATACTCTACCATATGACACTTCCGCTGAAGAAGTATCAATTACTTCTGGTGTGCTAACCTTTAGATTTACTTCTAGTGCAACTAATGCTCCTAAAGAAGAAGTAGATAGTTACACCGAAGTCAAGTATTATGCTACTGGTCTTCTTCCAGAAAATCCTTCTAGTATTGTATCCACTAAACCTTCTTACTTTAAGTCTAATGAAGGTGTTCAGTTGATTGAAAGCAATACTGATAATCCTATCAGACCTAATCCTCTTGCACAAACATTTAAGGTTGAAAACCTAGAAGGTGGTTGTTTCGTTACTGGTGTTGATATGTTCTTTAGTAAGAAGAGCACTAACATTCCAGTCAAAGCATATATCTCTAATGTTGATGCGGAGAAACCAGCTAAAAATATTGTTCCTGGTTCCGAAAAGACACTTTCTCCAAATACTTTCCTCAGGTGTTTTGCTAGTGGTAATATAGCAGTTTATAAGGGTGAGAGTGTAACAGGTGCATCTTCTGCTGCATCTGGTCCTATTCTTAAAATCTTTGATAAGAACAATGTAGAACTAGTTGCAACTGCATCTGGTAAGTATAGTCTCACTAATGAGCAAGTCTATACTGTTGTTCTAAGTAATCATAATGGCAAATCTTTTGTACAGAACGAGGATTTAATTATTCCTTCTGTTACTGAAGCAAATGCAAAAGACGCTACAGATCTAGTTCTTGCAATTGCAAAAGACAGTGGTAAGGTCTCTAGAATGAGAATCACTAACACTGGTCAAAATTACGACAGTGCGATTCTTACTATTGAGAGTCCACAATTACCTGGCGGATCTACTGCTACAGCAAGCATTGAAGTTTCTGGTGGTAGAATTTACAATGCTGAGGTATCACTAAGTGGTTTTGGTTACACAGAAGCGCCTTCTGTGGTCGTCAAAGGCGTAGGAAACGGAGCTGGAGGGTGTGAGATCCAAACGTTTATTGAGATTGATACACCAGCGGTTAGAATGGGTGTAGCAATTGATGCAGGAGAGGTAACAAACTCCACAACACCTACACACTTTGCATTTGATTATCCCGTTTATCTACAGAATGATACAGAGTACGCTCTAGTAGTAGAAACTGATTCTACTGATTATGAACTGTGGGTATCCAGACTAGGTGAAACCGACATTGCTACAAGTACGGTCATTACAACTCAACCATCTCTAGGTTCGGTATACCGTTCTCAGAATACAGAAAGTTGGACTGAAGATATTTTTGAGGATCTCAAGTTTACTCTTTACAGAGCAGAATTTGATACTACTAGACCTGCAGAACTTCTTCTTAAGAATGTTAATCTTGGTTATGAACTCTTGGATGCAAATCCAATTGAAACGAATGCAAGTTCTAATTCCGCATCTACATCTACTTTATTCAAAAACAACAATGCAGTTGTTAAAGTGAACCATAGAGATCATGGTTTTGAAGATAGTGGCAAGTCTTATGTCTTCTACAGAACTGCTCTAGAAACAGGTGGTATTACTGCTTCTACTCTTAATAGTAATTTGTTCCAAGTTACCAATTCTGGTGTTGACACATACAACATTCTTTCTCCATCTCAATCTGCGGGCAACTCTCTTGGTGGTGGAACTTCTGTTTATGCAAGTCATAACAGAAAATTTGAGACTCTATACCCACAAGTTCACTACTTGACATTTACAGGCACAACATTAGATGTTTCTGTTAAGACAACCAATGTAATTCCTGTGGATTCATCAACTACAAATTATAGTTCTTATTCGCAATCAGAATATGAAAGAACTTTCTTGAATGAACCACATTACTTCACAAACCAGAAGATGATTGCTTCTGAAATTAATGAGACTCTTAACAATCTTGAGAGATCTCTAACTTATAAGATGAAACTATCTTCCTCATCTAGTAATCTTTCCCCAATCATTGATCTTTCTAGTGCATCTATTAAAACAGTTAGTAACAGAATAGAAAATGCTAATGGACAAGAAAATAGATTTGGTAGAAGAGATCAAGTTATTGAGTTCTATCCTGTATATCAGTTTGAACTTGCTGGTAATGCGGGGACTGAAATACAAGCTAATCAAACAATTGAAGGTCAAACATCAAAGACAACTGGAACTATCGCTAGAGTCAATGGTCAAGTTGTATATGTCAGAGTTAAGACAAGTCAATTCTTCCAAAAAGGTGAAATTGTTTCTTTAGGAAATCAAACTCAATTAACGAATGTTAGTGTTGATTCTAATCCAACACAAGTATTTACGTCTATTGATGATGGTTCTACTATCGTAGCACGTAATCCATCTGTTATTCTTGAGACTTATGACAATATCATTACTGGTAAGACTGTTATCTGGAATGGTCAAACTCAAGAATTAACTGCTAGAGTTGATATTAACCCAATCAATGATAACTACACTGATAGAATTATTGATAATACACTATACAATAGAAACGCTGTTGTAGGTGATCAGATTGCAGACATCTTCCGTGTAGGAGACTTTATCAAGTATCCTAACCAACCAGATGAAGAAGCAAACTATCTAGAGGTAGGTAAAGTCACATATACAAATGGTATTGACTTTGTTGCCGAAGATACTTCTAAGAATGGTTCTGCAGTTGCTAAGTATGTAACTAAGGAAGTTGTCATCAGCAATCCAGCAACTGCAATTGATGTACATCTGATGGCAAATGTCAAAGACATTTCAAATATCCAAGTTCTTTATAAGTTTAAGAAAGCATCTAGTCAAGAAAACTTTGAGGACATTGATTGGGTATTGTTCAATGGCGATGGACAACCAGATACATTAGAGTTAGCAACTACAGAAAATACTATTTCCAGTGTTGTTGAGAAACAATCTTCTTATCAAGATCTCAAGTACAGCGTGTCTGATATTGATGAATATTCTTCATTCGCTATCAAAATTGTAATGCGTGGTGTTGATCCTGCATTTGCTCCTAAGATCCAAGACATTCGCGCTGTGGCGGCATTCTAATTTCCGCGTATGGACTATATTAAAGTTGAAGGTCATGATGGTCTCGTAAGAGACCAAAACACTGGTGCCATAATCAATCTGGACGATTCTGCTATCGTTGCAAGACGCAAATCAAAACAGCTCGGTTCCGCGTTGGAAGACATAAATATCTTGAAGAATGAAGTTTCTGAGATCAAATCTTTACTTAGAGAGTTAATTAAAAATGCCAGCAATTCAAGTCGCTAGAACTGATACATTTGAAGTTCAAAGACAAAAAATTAATGATATTGGAACTCAGATTTTTAATATTTCTGCTGGAGGTAGTGACCTATCTACAGGTATTTTAAAACTTGGAGATGGAACAAAACCAATTCCTTCTTTAGCATTTACTAGTGCTGCAGATCTGGGTTTATATAAATCTGGTATTGGTAGACTTGGATTTGTTTCTAATGGAAAAAACATTATTGATTTTGAAACATCATTAGTTCAGATCTATAAAGATTTTAAGTTTACTAAAAGAGAATTAACTACAGAAGGACTAACAAAAACTAGTTCTGGATCTGGTTATGATGTTGGATCATATTCAGGCATCGCTCTTCAAGGAGGATCTGGAGCTGGTGCAATTATCAGTGCTGATGTTATTGCATTTAATGGAACCATTGGTAATAATGGTCTTAATTATAACGAAGGAACATACAATAGTATTGCTCTAGTTGGTGGTAATGGATCAGGTGCTACTGGTAGTTTTCTAGTTGAGGGAATTGATGGAAATATTACAGATCCTGGATCTGGATATACAGATGGAAATTATGTTGATGTTCCTCTTCAAGGTGGAACTGGCAGTGGCGCTACAGCAAATATTGATGTTGGTGCTGGAGAAGTTGGACAATGTGAAATTGTTCTAAATGGTCAGAACTATATTAATGGTGATGTATTAACTGTCAATGCAGGTGATGTTGGTGGAACTGGATCTGGATTCCAATTCACAGTAAGTACAGCACCAGGAGTAATTCAAAACTTTGTATTTGAGGATCAAGGATCTGGATATCAAACAGGAGATGTACTAAATCTCCCAGGAGTTATTACTGGAGTAACTGGTAATACAAACGGACAAGTCACTGGAGTATCAACAACATTAAGTGATTTAAGTGCAGTAATCACTGTAGCATCTACAACTGGTATTCTAGCTGGAATGCAAGTTAATACAGAAGATGGATCTGTTGGTAATTTAGCAGAACAGACTACAGTTCAATCTGTTGATAGTGCTACTGAAATTACTTTATCTGCAATACCAAACAGTCCTGGTACAGCATCTCTAACATTTCAATCTGTTGGAGGATTAACTGAGATTGTAGTTAGCAGTATTGCTGGTCTCGTAGTAAACTCCGCTATTAGTGTAACTGCTGGAACTGGATCTATTCCAGCAACTGCTACAATTAGTAGCATCAATGCAGAATTTAATACGATTAGTATAAGCGAAGATGCAACTCAAGCAGGTCCAGTAACTCTAAGCTTTACACCACCTTTTGGTGTGGGAACAACTCCATGGTTCTATACTGTTGCAGATACTGGAGTAGTAGATTCATTTACTATTACAAGTGGTGGAATTGGTTATGATGCTGGAGATCAGTTGAGTATTAACAATACTCTTTTATCACAACCGATCACATATACTGTAACTGCATCTGATTTAACAGAACTTGTTTTACAAGGAACAGTTTCATCTTCCGCATATACTGTTGGTAATACTATCACTATTACAACAGGAGAGGGAGATACAGATACTGTTGTCCGACAAATTTATACTAGTGGTAGTAATATTTCTTCAATGTTAGTTGATGTTGTCTCAACTGCAAATGGAGATGCTGTTTCTGGTGGAAACACTGTAGATACAGCTACAGACACCAAAAGATTTTTTATTGATACTGGCAGTGGAGCAACGATTACTCCAGACCTAACATTATATGCTGGTAGTAAGTATATTTTTAACACATCTCAGTTATCTTCTCATGTATTTGTACTATCAAAATTTAGAGATGGTACTTATTCACCAAGTTTAATTGCAGGTGTTTCTACTACATTAAGTGATGCTTCCGATCAAATTACAGTAACATCAACTACTGGTATTTTAGCAGGAATGTCTGTAACTACTACTGGTGGTACGGGTGCTCTTGCTGGTGATACAACTGTTGAATCTGTTATTGATGCAACAACTATTCAATTATCAGAAACACCAACTACTGCTGGATCAGCAACTTTACAGTTTAGTGGTAATGAATATGAAGATGGTGTTCAGCAAACAGGAAATGGACTAGAAATTTCTGTTAGTGAAACTACTCCTACGTTATATTATTATTGTTCAAATCACCCAGATATGGGTGGCAAGGATAATGATGAAGCTACGATTACCATTGATCCAAATAATCCAAAAGTATTTGGTAGTGGATTATTATTTACAGCAGATACAATTAATTCCCAAGATTTAATTGTAAATGATATTGACACAGGAACAGTAACAGCGGTTACATTTACAGGAACTAATGCAAATTTTTCTGGATTTACAGCAACTGGAACTGGTTCTGTACAGAATCTCACAGCTACTGGTTCGGTATCAACACCAATTCTAACTTCTTCTTCTGGTATTAATGTTAATGCCTCAAGTTTTGATGTTAATGCTAACGTTACTGTAGGACTTAATTTTAGTCTTGATAAACTCACTGGAGATTTAGCAACAACTGGAGAACTAAAAACTACAGATTCTCTAAACGTAAATGATCAACTATTAATTACAAATTCAGTTATTAGTAGTAGCAGTGGTCAAGATATTGAAATGACTCCAGCAACTAATCAAGTTGCTAAGGTCAATGGAACAACCGCATTTAAAATTCCTTCTGGTACTACTGCTGATAGACCAACGACAAGTTTAGATGGATACATCAGATTTAACTCTGAAACTGCACAATATGAAGGATACAGTGCAGGATCTGCTTCATGGTCTTCTCTTGGCGGTGTAAGAGACTTAGATGGAAATACTTATATTTTAGCAGAAGAAACTGTAGGTGCAAACGATAACACATTATATTTCTTCAATGATGCTACAAATACACTCAAGTTAACTCCATCGTTCTTAGATTTCAGAAGCGTTAAAAAAATCTCTTCTGGTAAGTTAGGTTTACCAACATTTAGCGAATGGACTTCCAATACACCCGTTTCTGTTGACGACTACATCAAATACAGAAATAATCTTTATAGGGTAACTAGCGCAGGAACAACAGGTTCTTCAGGAAATGAACCAACACATACAACAGGAGCTGAGAATAATGGTAATGCCCAACTTACTTGGCATTCCAGTGCAGTAGATCCATTAACGTTTGAAGAAATTTCTGAAATAAGAATTGGTCCCAATAAAGATTGTTCTCTAATTGTTGGATCAGAACTTAAGTTAGATGATAACACAATCTCTACTAGCGTTCAAGACTTGGTTATTCAACCAAATGCTGGAAAACAAGTTATTGTTGACTCTGTAACTCACTTCAGAATTCCTGCTGGTAACAATAATCAAAAGTCTATTGCACCTGCTGGTCCTGGATCTATTAGATTCAATACAGAAATCCAGCAGTATGAAGGATATAGTGGAAGCAACTGGTCTTCTCTTGGTGGTGTTAGAGACGTTGATGGAAACACATACATTATTCCAGAAACTGCTCCTGCAGCAAATGAGAACATCCTTTATTTCTACAATAACAACTCCAATACATTACAACTATCCGCAAATGCATTAGACTTTACTAACATTGACACGATTACTACTAGTGGTGGTAATACACTTGCAATTAATACAGAAATATTTACTCTCAATAGTTTAGATACTACTATTGATAACAGTGATGCATCTTCATCCTTTATCAGTACAACGAAACAGTATTTGGATCTTGGATTATCTTCTGGTCTAAATGTAGACCCTGTTTTGAGATTAGATAATCAAGGTGATATTTATTTTAATACAACATTTGGAACTGGATCATTCAATGGAGTCAAGATTTTTGATGGAGATCTTAAAGAGTTTGAACTAGCTGATTACGCTATCAGAACATTTACATTCTCTCTAATTAAAGGTGGTTCTGAATCTTCTGCGGTTGTTTTATACAATACCAGCACAGCAAAGGGTTGTAAAGTAACTGCAATATCAAAGTCTAGTTCTGGAAAGAGATCTATGGCCGAGTATAATGTTATAGATAATGGTACTGATATTTTCCATAACGAATATGGATCTTTGAATACATCGTTAGATCAATTTACAGCAGCATTTGATTTCACTGGTTCTTCTGAACCAAGAGTTACATTTACTCTGTCAAATGATCACGCTACATCAGATATCATCAACTTTACCGTACTAGTTCAGGAAATTAAGTAAAATGGCAGCAAATTTAGGAAAACTTGAATCCGCAGGTGGGTTTTCTGTACAGGAAACAGTTCATGTAGATGAACTTCATAATGCAAAAGAATTTAATTCTATTGAGATGAAAAATTCTTTTTATACTGATAGTAAAACAACAAACTATATCTTGAGAGGTGTTAATACTGCAACACTTCAACTGGATGATGTTGGAACATCAATTACTATTGATAACAATACAATGAATTTTATTACTGGTCATTTTATCGCAGTAAATCCAACAGGTGTTGTTTATGCAGGAAAAATTGAAAGTGCAGTATACTGCAGTCCAGTTGGAGCTGTCAGCGAACTTTCAAATATGTTGACAATTATTAAACATGATGTTCCAAGCAATGAATCTTGGACTATTGAATCTTTCACAGCAACAAATCGTTTTAGTTATTCCACTGTGAGAACTGGAACTGTACAAACAATTAAGTGGGCAGTATCTACAGAAGTTATAAGTATTGCCTGGGCTTAATGCTAAATATAAGATAGGAAAAAAGTCAAGGGCACGGGAACACCATGAGTTTTCATATTAATTCCGATAAAGAAAAAATTAGGGGCGTCAACCCTAAACTTATCGGTGATAATGAAGCAACTATCAGAGTTGGTACTGGGGTAGATGAAGTTGAAATCATGCGACTTCAGAAAGACCCTGTTAGTGGTCTCCCTCGTGTAGGTATCAATAGAAGTGGTCAAAAAGTCAATAATATTGACATTGACAACCAAGGATCTGGATATAATCAAGCTCCACTTGTAGAAATTGATCCACCCCCTGCTGGAGGAACTCAAGCGCAAGCATCAGCTAGTATCTTTAATGGTAAAGTTACATCTGTTGTTGTTAATGATCCTGGTAGTGGATATACTTCTGCGCCAAATGTAGTCCTTACAGGAGGAAATGGTTCTGGAGCTTCTGCAACTGCTTTCCTTGATACTGTTGAATTTGAATTAGACATTAATGGTGCTATTAGAACTTCAACATCTATCATTTCGGATACTGCAAGAATTCTGAATATTGATGTTGAAAACTTTGTTACTCCAGATTTGAATCTGAGAGCACCAAACTTAAAAACGTTTATGAACGGCACTGGCACGCCATGGGCTGCCAATGTTATTGTCCAGAAAGGACAGTATAGATATTCTGTTTCTAATGTATATCAAGCATTAAATACAGGAACCACTGGAGCTTTGGCACCAGAGCATAAGGATGGAGTTGAAACTAATGGCGAGGTTCAATTCAAGCATATTGGTTTCAGAGTAAATAACGCCACAGATTTTAATTATTTAAATACGGGAGAAGCAGGAACCTTCCCACGTTCTATTACTCCAATCTTGGGTGATAGATCAGACAAGATTGCAACTACAGAATACGTCCTTAACCTAGCAACAAATGACGTTGGTGGTCGTGTTTATGTCTCTCAGCAGATTGGTTCTGACCTGAACGATGGTCGTTCGGCAGTTAACCCAGTCCGTACTATTAAGAAAGCGGCACAGATCGCATGGTCTACTCCTGGTGTTAAAGAAACACTGATTATCTCTGGTGGTGATTATGTAGAAGATAACCCAATCTCTCTACCACCTGATTGCTCGGTTGTTGGTGATAACCTTCGTCTGGTAATTATCAGACCAGGAAACGTTGGCAAACACATCTTTAAGTTTGGTGATAAGAACTACGTTACTGGAGTTACCTATAGAGATAAGGTTGACTCTAACGGAGATCCTACTGGAACTTGGGACTTTGCTATGGTCTTTGATGACAAGCAAAGAATCATTATTGACAACGAAGTAAATGGAGACTTTGGTGTTGAGTTTCCAATTGGTCATCAAATTTTTGGACCAGACAGATTTAGAATTAGTTTCCAGAACAATACAGGATTAGCACTTCTCGCATCGGGTGTTCAAATTTTAGGATTGAACACTGGTGCTAGAGCAAATGTATTTGATGTAAACTTCAGCTCAACTACTGGTTCCAATGCATATGTTGCTGGTACTATTGATGTACAGTTGACTGCTGGTTCCTTTATTGAAGGTGACCAATATAGTTATATTTCTTCTGCTGCTACAGGTGGTGCATTAACACAAACCATTAGTGGAACTGCTGGGGAAAATACTCTAAGATTTACAACAGATCCAACTACAGATCTTCCTGTAGGTAATGTTGTTTATCTGGATGATACTGATAATTCATCGTTCACCCAAGGATACTATCAAGTTTCTGTTATCAATAACGGTAATGCTCCAACTTATTGGGATGTTACCTTCACTCCTATTTTAGGAGCACAGGGTTGGAACTCAACCTTGACAGAGACTATTACAATTAACTCTGCTTCCCCAACAACTAATACAATTGACACGGTTAATTTAAAGTCAATTAGAGCTGAAGGTGAAGTTGTTTCGTATGACGAAGACGTTACATCCACCCTACCAATTACTAGATTAGACTTCTCCTTGCAGGGAGACCCTAGTATCGCAACAGGTGGTTTCCAAGAGCAGCAGTTTGGTAGCGCAGAAGATCTTGGTGGTATTGTTGTATATACCAGTGCTCTTGTAGGTAGAACTAATACTCACGAATTTAAAGAAGGTCAAGAAATTATTCTTGAAAATCTTCCTACTTCAAATCCTGATCTATCTTTCTTAAACGGAAAACAAAGAATTTACAAAGTTCTAGAAGATGCTGATGGAAGAGCAAGACGTTTTGTTATTCCTAAGAAAGTTCCTTCTCTATCAACAGCAAATTTCCAACCAAGTGAATTTGCTGTCGTAAAGTCTTACTCAAAATCTATTACTCTATCTCTACTTAACTCACCAAACAAGTTCCCACTTGCGACTCCTGTAGAGAGAAGATATCAAGATGCTTGTCAGTTAATTAGAAATAATAGAGATTACATTGCTGAAGAAGTAATTGGTATTATCAACGATCAATTTAAGTCTGATTACTATTCAGTATACAACATTGATACTGTTAACAACACATTTGATATTTACTTGGGTCCTCTAGACCACGAAAATACTTATGTTAGTGGTGGTACAGTAACGTTTGGTGGAACTTCTTATGCTATTAGTGGTTTTGTTTACGACACTTCAGTAACAGGTGTCGCTACAATTACAACCACCGCAGCTGCCGTTGCTGCATTGTCTGAGGATGATACTGTTCAATTAGCAGACATTCTTATTTCCTGTAGTGCTGGTCAGAAAATTTATCCAGCATATAGTTCTCCAACTTCTGGAAACAACACTGGTACAGATGGTGATACACAGTGCAAGCAAGATATTATCCACTTCTTGAATGCTCTAGTAAGAGACCTTGAATTTGGATCTAACCACAATGTTATTGAAGCTGCTAAAAAATATATTGTCGGTGGTAAGATTGCTTTCATTGAAGATGAAATTATCCAAAATGTACGCGCTATTGAATATGCTAGAGAACTAGCAATTTATGCAATGTGTAATTGGAGGATCAAGAACAGAACAACTGCTGATCCTCTGTATGTAACAAAGCACGCTACTACTCCAAGATATACTGACACTACTATTATCAATACAACTGCAGGAACACCTGCTTGTGATGATGTAAGGTCTGCTATTGATACTCTATCATTCCTTTGGGTAGATATCATTACCAATAATCAAAATGGAACATATCTTGATGCTGCATATCTAATTGCTAGAAATGCCGATCTTATTGCAGATCAAGCACTTATTGATACTGAAATTGCTTATCCAACTTTAAATCTTAGTGATTTACATCAAAGAAAGTGTCGTAGAGATATCAAGATTGTATTAGAAGGTTTAGTAAGAGACTTAGTTCTTGGTGGAAACCATGGTGTTGTTTCTACAGCAGAGTCATACTTCAGTGGAACATCTCTTTCTGGCATTTCCGAAGCACAAAGACCACAAACAATTTATGCATTTGAGAGAGTAAAACTATATGCCATTTACGCAATGCGTAACTGGTCTGATGGAAACGTATTACAAACCACTCCAACTGGATCTACATATGTTCCTACTACAGGAGCAATGACGGTAACCATTCCAGATCCAGCAGTATTACCTGTAGCTAACTCGGATAGAATTGCTTTTGCTGAAGGAGCAATTACATACAGTTGCGCCCATGCTGGTGGTGGAAATGATGCAAGTCCATACAGAACTGATACTAACTTCGGACAAAGTTTCTTAATTTCAAACGTTGTATCAAGTGGCGGTAATACCACTATTACTTTAAATGTTGGTGCAGCAGGAAGCAATACTGATGCACATACTTTTGTAAGTGCCATTGCTAATGGAACTAAGATCATTTATGGTCCAATTACACTTACTTCCCCAATTCCTAAGTTTGAAGATTGGAGTATTCTAACTGATGTCAATGCATCTGCTCCTATTGGTATCTTCACTCCATCTAATGCTACTTACGATACTGCGACTGGTGACTTTGTATTGACCATGAATGGTCATGGATTAACAACATCCAATACTATTCGTTTACAACCAGAATCCTTTGTGTTTACATGCACAATGGATGGCAATAAAACTGAACATGCTTTACCAGGAGACGGTCAAGCAGCATATGGTAATAACCTTGTAATTACTGGAACAACAACAAATACAGTCACTGTTAACGTTGGTGCTTCTGGTCCTAACGTACAGTTTACACCAAGTGCTGCAACATATAATCCTTCAACGGGAGCATTGGTATTAGAAATCGGCAGTCATACTCTAGACGTTGGTGAGGGTGTTGTTATTGCTGACAATTCATTGTCCTTCACTTGTGTGATGGATGGAAACCAGTCTACTAAGACTTATCCTCGCCCTGGTATTGATCCATTTGCTGGTAGGTCCATGCCTATCACAGGAAAGACAGCAACCTCAATCACAGTCAATGCTGGTATTTCTGGTCCTAATAAGTATTTCCAACCAACTGGAGCTAACTACAATCCTTCCACAGGAGATCTAGTTCTTACTGTTGGACAACATGGTCTTGGTGTTGGACGTGGCGTTGTAATTGAAGATAATTCACTTACATTTACTTGCGATATTGATGGTAATGTTTCAAATGAAACATATCCACGTTCTACTGACCCCGCATCTGGTGCTTCTCTAGCAATTACCGCTGTTGGCACTACATCTCATACTGTTACCGATGCTCCATATGATGCAACGACTGGTATTGTAACACTGACTATTGCTGGTCATGGATTTGCAAATGGAGATTATGTCAAGGTTGCTGATGGATCTCTAACATATACATGTGATTTAGATGGCAATACAGTACAGAAGACATATCCTCGTGCTGGTTACGATTATCCAAGTGGTCGCTGGTTAGAAATCTCTAATGTCACTACAAATACATTTGACATTAACGTTGGTGGATCTTCTTATCAAGGTGCTCATACATTTGTAAGTGCATCTGCTAATGGTCTTGAGCGCCAAACTGGTACGTTTACAGTTAATGTAGGTGGTGCTGGATCTGCTTCTGGTTCTGTTCATACATTTGTAAGTGCTCAACCAAATGCTGTTAAGCATGAACCACAATCTGCACACACATTTGTAAGTGCTTCTACCAATGCGGTATCTCATTCTCCACAATCTGCACACACCTTTGTAAGAACAAATGCTGATTCTGTAAGTGCTTACTCTTCTACTTCTGGATCAATTTGTGCAGGTGTAGAATCTACTATTAATACAGCATTAGACTTGTTTGAAGACATTTTAGATGGTACAACTGTTGCTGGTTCTACAACGCAAACGTTTGGAACATTATATGACACCAATGATATTATCACATATCCAGATAGTTATATTAATGATTTCAATAACAACCGCATGGCGGTTCGTGGTAGATATGATGACTTCCCAATTATTGAAGCTTCGCCATACACACAGAATGCTTCTGTTATCTCATTCAGAGGTGGTAGTGGTGCTCTAATTGATGGTACAAAAGTTAAGCAACCTAACTGTCCTTTCCCTGGTCTAGAACCAGACGGAACAGCATCCTTCCCCAACCAAGGTAAATCTATGGTTGCGGCAGCATTCACGATTGTATCTTTTGGTGGTACAGGTTATAAGGTTATTGAAGATGGTTATACACAGTTAGTTTCTGTCTTTGTTATCTTCTGTCAAGATGGTGTCCTTTGTGAGTCTGGTGGTTATGCATCTATCACTAACTCTGCTACCAACTTTGGTACATATGCTCTAAGAGGAACAGGTTTCCGTAGAGATCCATATGAATTTGATGTAGCTACAGTTAACGTTGTATCTCAAACGCCAACTGGTAGAACTACTCTTACTATTGGTGGTATCGGTAGAGAACCACTTGAGCATTACATCTGTAAGTTTGATGGTTACAGAAATGCAGATCCAGATAAAGAATTCTTTATTGATGCTGTAAGTGCAGTCACTGTTGGACCTCCTTTCTCTGCAACACTTACCATTGATGATGGTGTAGGAAATGGTCTTACTCTGATTAGAGAGTCTGATGGAGCTACTATTTCTGGTCTAACTGCACTACAAAATGCTCTTACTCCTTCTAACGCAGCAAACGCAACCTTAAGACTACACAGACCTTCTATCGTCAACTCTTCTTCCCACACCTGGGAATTTGCAGGTTCTGGTACTAACTACCTTGCTCTACCTGAAAACGGTGGTACTAAAGTTGAGGCAAACGAACAAGTTTCTGAAAACTATGGACGTGTATATGTCTCTGGTACTGACGAACTAGGTGACTTCAAGGTTGGTACATTTGCAAGAATTGAAAACAGAACTGGTAACATCACATTTACTGGAACGGTTACGATCTCGGAAGTTGAATTCTTGAAACTGAAAGGTGGTGACGTTGTTGTTACTGGATTTGATAATAGCAACACACTTGGTGGTGCTAACTCCAGCGACTCCAAACTACCTACTCAAAAGGCAGTTAAAGATTATATCACAAACTCTCTTGGACCTTACATCAATAAACCATATTCTACGAACGCAGTTCCTAGAGCATTGGTTGAACTTACTGACTCTGGTAAGATCTCTCTTGATCAAATTCCAGCACTAAGACCATTTAGTGTCTTTACTGTTGCTGATCAAGCAGAAAGACTAGCACTGGAAGGAGCACTTGCTGGTGATATCGCTATCCAACAGGATACTTCCACATCATTCATTCTGAACAATGACCTAACAAGTCTATATCTAGGATTTGCTGTTGATTCTAGTCTTGTGTTTAATGTTGGTGATGTATATACAGGAACACCATCTACAGGTAGAATTCAGGCAACCGAATACAGAGAGGGTGTAGTTCACACTATCAATATTACCGATGGTGGTTCTGGATATACCGTTGCTCCAACGGTTCAAATTACTGGAGGAAACCCTGCTACTGGAGCAGTTGCTGCAACAGCTGTTGCTACAATTGCAAACGGTGAAGTTGTTACTATTACAATTACAGAAAATGCTGGATTTATTGGTGGTAAGGGATACACTACTCAACCATCAGTTAACATCAGTGCTCCTGCAGGAGCAGGATCAGCAGCTACTGCAGATGCATTTATTGAAAATAGATTGTATGGCAACATTGTCAACAATATCAAAATGCTTGACACTGATACATTTGATGATAGTGATTCTCCATCTGCAAATACTGTTAATATTACTAGAGTTGTTAATACCTCATCGTCTACTATAAGTAACTGGGTATCACTAAGTAGTGATTCCGTTGGTGTTGGATCTCTTACTGGTCCTGGTCTCATTTCAACGACCTTACTAGGTTCTGAAGCAGCAAACTCTTTCACATTCTTAAGAGGAGACCAAAGATACGCAAAGGTTGTTCAATCTCTCAAGGGTGCAGAAACAAGATATTTTGCAAGACTATATGCACAAGCATCTACAGGTGCAAGTTCCTTTATTTTCCAAGGACTATCAGACGTTCTTAAAGGGCATGACATTGTAGCTAATGTTGGTGGTATTGCTAATGATACCACTGTAAACGGTGTAACGGTTGTTGGTAATCTAACAACAGTTTCTTTCAATAATCCAATTACATCCACTATTGCTGCTGGAACAGTCATTGAATTTAATCGTGGTACTTCTCCACTAATCTTTGATTCTACTAATACTGGTGGAGAATTTATTGATTCGGTTGTTATTGCAAATCCTGGAACAGGATTTACTGATGGTCAATATTTTGATATTCCTCTAGATGCACCTGCAGGAACAAATGGCAATAACCTAAGAGTCAATATTATTGTTGGTGAAAATGGTCAATCTGGTCAAGTCACTACATGTACTGTAACCAATGCTGGTTCTGGATACACTGCAGATTTCCAAGTTACTCCTAACCCAACTGTTATTGGAGCTGGTTCTAACTTAGTTTTACTTGCAAAAGTAGCAACCACACAGAAACAGTTTGCTAATATCGCACTAGACGTTCAAAGAGTTTCTGATCTAACAATTTCCCAGGATCTCTTTGGAACCATTGGTGTTGCTAGATTTAAGAAGTCTCAGTTTAACATTGGCGATGAAGGAAATGGATCTGTATCCATTAAGATGGGTCCAGATAGTGGTCTTGACGCTGACTTGCTAGATGGTCAGCAAGGTAATTACTACCTCAATGGTGCCTTCTTCGTTGATAGCAGTATTAATCCAGACAAACTTGCTAGTGGAACATATAGTATTGATATTAGTGGTAGATCTACTAATACACTTCGTCTAGACACTGGTACTAGTAACGCTAATGCTAACCCAGGTCCAAGTGATGCAGTACAAGGTATAACACTACAGACTCTGTTTAACAGTTCTAATGGTCTACTATCAGCTTTCCCAAGCGTAGATACTGGATCATCTAACTCTGCTAAGCATTTAGTCATGACTCTCCGTAATGGTGAGTCTGGTGGTGATGCTACATTTGGTGGTGTAAGACAGCTTGCATTTGCTAATGATGATAGAATTTACTTCCGTGGTTCTGGTGATGCTGTAACTTCTTACGGTTCTTGGTATGAAGTTTGGAACTCTGGAAACATGGGTATTGACTCAGGTCTAGATGCTGACAAACTTGATAATAAGCAAGGTGTATGGTATCAAGATGGTTGGAATATTAAGAAGAATGAAATCTTTGATACTAGACTACCAACATGGAGAAGTTCTACTGCGTTTAGAGATAAGATTGAAGTTAAATCTTATGCTGGAGCAGAAACATTCTATAGAATTCTGGTAAGACAAAATCTAGATATTTCTCCTGGTGGAGATTTTGAAGCTAACAAAACAATTGACATGTTTGATGTCAATAAGATTAGTGTTGGCGACTTTACAATTACTGCAACTGATCAAGATATTGATCAAAATGATTCTTCTAATACCTATACGATGTTAATCGGAAGACTTTCTTCTGGTGGAAATATCAATGCTGCTATCTATCTCGGATATGCAGGTGATGAAAGAGAATTTGAGCATTGGGAAATTTATGATGATAATACTGTTCAATATGCAGAACTGGGTAATGCTTCTGGAACTGGTTTCCTGAGACTTGGAAGAAATGATGGTATTGCTGCTACTCAACCATACATCTATTTCAACTCTTCTCAAGCACAAGCAGTAGATAATAATGGAGATGCCACTTACAATGCTGCTATTATTGCAGATGGTGGTAACGCTACCGAAGGATCTGGTACTCTTGAGTTTAAAGTCGTTAACGAAAACGAACTTAAAGTCAACAATAACATTATTTGGAACGCAGGTAATGTTGGATTCAACTCTTCTAATGTAGTCTCAACTGCTGGACTTAAGTCTGCTGTAATGAGAGACACCAGTGGTAATTTCTCTGCTGGAACCATCACTGCTTCCTTAACTGGTGCTGCTTCACTTAACGTGTTGAAGACTGGTGATACAATGACTGGTGGTTTAACCATCACTGGAAATAACAATATCAATATTCAAGGAACTGGTAGTTTGGATGTTGGTGGAAATACAACTCTTGGTGCCGATCTTCTAGTTGATAGTGGAACTCTCTATGTCAACTCCACTAATGATAGAGTTAACATTGGTCAGACTGCAGATGCTAACGCAGTCAAGTTTAATGTTTACAGTGCTTCTGGTTCCCTCAACTTCCAGTCTAACCTAGCACTATCTTCACAATCAACACTATATCAATCAAGTGTATTCAATCAAGTAAATGGTGGTGAAGCAGGTATCATTCTACAACATGGTGCTTCTGCTGCTGCTCAGTGGGGTATTACAGCACATAGAACAGGTGCTAATGTTGGTGAATTAATTATCAGAACTAGAACAGCTAATGCTACTTCTGCTGAAAGACTCAAAATTAGTAATGACGGAAATGTTCTTCCTGGTACTGATAGCGATCAAGATCTAGGTAGTGATAGTGTAAGATGGCAAAATCTTTATAGCGATGTTACACACGCATTAAGCGGTGTAAGAATTGCTAAAGGAACCGCAAACCAAGAAGCAGATCTACAATTTAGAGGTGGCGGATCTGGAGCTGGTGGCGGTAGAGGATTCAGATTAGGATCTAATATTGGTGGTGGTGCAGATCTATTTGAAATCTATGCATCTGAAACTAATGGTAGTGATGATTGGAAGAGTCTTGCGACTCCTAATTCATTACCTCCAGCACTCGCAATTCAAGGCACCAACAACAGAGTTGGTATTAATACTAACACTTTCAACGGTACAGACACTACTGTCACACCTAATGTTGCTAGAGATTATATCCTGAATGTTCAGGGAGATATGAACTTAAATGGTCAGTTCTTCCAGAATAATGCAGAATTTGTTACCTCTAGATGGACAGAAGCTTCTAACCAAGATGATATCTATAGACTATCTAAAGTAGGTATTAATGTTGCTGATCCAACAGACACATTAGAAATTTCTGGTAATGTCAATATCAAAGGTAATACCTTCACTAGCGGACAATGCGATGATGTATTAGAAGCAAATGGAGAAAAACAATATATTGACACCAAAGGAATTGTCAAGAGAAACAGCAATACCGTTTCTGAAAGTCTAACTATCAGTTCTAATGATAGATGTATGTCTACTGGACCTATTGAAGTTACTGGTGCTGCTGTGGTAACCGTACAATCTGGTGGTGTATGGGTCGTGTTATAAATAATTAACACGCCTTAAGGAATAGACATGGGAGCTGTAAAAGCTGATATCTTTACTTCCACGGGTGGGTCTACTGGTGTTTTAGGTTTCCCTACTGGAACTACTGCACAGAGACCCAGCCCTGCTCAGGAAGGATTTGCAAGATACAACATTGATATTGGTGCCATTGAAATTTATTATTCTGGTGCTTGGAATAAACTTTCTTCTGGCGCTGCTGGTGGAGCAGATGGATCTACATCAGCAAACGCTTTTGCAAATTTAGAAGATATTGTCGGATTGTACGACAATGGAACACATAATTTGTGGACCACTGTTGGTGGAAATGTCAATGCATTTCAAATGCCCATCTGTTTTGATCATGGCGGTCCTTGGTATGTTTTAAGTTTCAGATTTCCAACATACGGATTTAATGAAGTTAATGATACATTGTGGTCATGGGCATATAATACTACAACTTCAAGTGCCTTAAAAAATATCCACGATGACTTCGTTCATCATCACTTCTCTAGATCTGGCAATCAATATGGTTGGCAGATGGCAAATGCCGAAAGAAATAGAGAAGATATGGCAGGAATTGGTGGTTCTGGCACTTCTGGATATAACCAAACCAATGGTGGAGCTGGAAACAGTGGATATGTTGGTATTAATTACTACAACCACGCAACAAATGGTGATTTTACCAATGGTCAATTAAATGCTTTAAGAGACACCGTTACTCAGTTATCTCATTTGACGCCACACTATTCATTTACAGCTGATAGTGATGGTAATGCTTCAGGTAGTGTTGGTGATTGGACAGTTGACAATGATGAAACAACTCTAGGTTATGGACATTGCAACTGGATCAAAGATAAAAATGGTCAAGCACAAAGAACCAGTAATGGTTTTGAATCTTCTGATAACAATGGTTTTTGCGGTTTCTGGACTCACAATCAATACTCCAGAACTTCTATTCCTTACAACTGGGGTTGGGCACAATCAGTTGGAGATCCTCAAGGATTGAAAACTAATGCTTTAATTATTCCAAATGAAATTAAAGGATATACTGGATCAGGTGGTGGTAGTGCATTTGGAACTTATTTCAGTGGTGCCGTAGGCAAAATCAATAACCGTGCTGTATTTCTCTGTAGGTAATAAAAATGAGTAGAGTAGAAGCAGATAATTTTTATAGTGCTGGTTCAGCATCAACGGGTGCTATAGGACTCCCTAAGGGTCAGGAAAATGAAAAACCAGTAAGTAATTTACCCCAAGCTGGTCTTCGTTACAATGAGACCACTGGAGGAATTGAGTTATATGCAAATAGTGCATGGTCCAGTTTCGGTACTGGAGGTGCTGATGGATCTACTTCATCTTCCGCATTTGGATATTTACATGAAGTAGAAGGTCTTTATACTGGCACTCAGAATTTATGGACTACCGCTGGTGGACAAGTTTCTCCATTCCAGATTAGTGTAAATTTTGATGTTGTTGGTGGACCTTGGTTTGAAGCTTCTTTTGCATTCCCAGATGGTATTACTAGTGGTGGTATGAATAATGATATGTGTCATGTCACCAACAGTGCTACAAATGATGGATTCAAAGGTGCATATAATGAAAATGTAAATGTTGGATATGGACCACAAAACTTTCCTTCTTTGTATGGGCACAGTGTTACTGCTACTCAAGGTGAGGGTATTACGGTAACAGGAGAAGTAACAACAGGATCTTCTGGTGGTACTACAAGTGTTAGAAATATTAATTACTACAACCACGCAACTAATTCCAATTTCTCAACTGGACAATTAAATGCATTGAGAAATATTATTAGTAAGTTGTGTCCAGCAACTCCTTTTGTTGGTTCTGATTATGACTCTGATGGTAACCAACAAACTCAAATTGGTTGGGAAAGACCTTGGGATCGTTATGCTGAAAGTGGAACAGGATATGCACATATTGTGTATATTCGTGATGTAGATGGAAATACACAGATGGCATGTGTAGGACAATCAGATCCATCAAATAATGGACAAGCATACCTTTGGACAGAAAATACATTCCAAAGAGTTAGAAATTATATTGATGGTGAGGAAGCTGGTGTTGGTGCTGAACCATATGGTTTGTTAAATAGTAAGATGATTCTACCAGCACAATGGTTTGGTTATACGGGATCGGGCGGCGGTGCTGCATTTGGTGCCTACTATAATTCAAACATTGGCAGAAAGAACAACAGAGTAGTATTTTTATTCAAATAAAGTCATGAGCACAGTACAAGCTAATCTCTTTGTAACGGTAGGTGGCGACACTGGAGCCATGAAACTTCCTGTTGGAACAACAGCAGAGAGACCATCAACCCCGCAGCCTGGATATTTTAGATTTAATACAGAAGATAAAGCTTTAGAATATTATGCTGTCAATCAGTGGAAACAAATTGCTGGAACTAAAAAAGGAAGTAATCCTACATCAGCATTTGATAGTTTAAGTGAAGTTGCTGGAGCTTATTCGGGACAACAAGTTCTGTGGACTACAGCAGGTCAAGGAAGCAACATCATGCCGTTCAAAGTCTTAGTTGACTTTGATGCTGCTGGTGGTCCTTGGTATGTAATTACTCCACAAAATTATCCTGGTGGAACAGGAAACTCAAAATATACGTTTGGTGGTGCTGGATATAACATGTCAGATAATGACATCATGAAACAATCATATACACAGAATGTGGATATTGGTTTAGGTCAAGGATCACAAAATGTCAGATCTCTTTTTGGACTTACTGATAACGCAAACTATGGTCAATTAGAAACTAGTGTCAGTGGATCTTATGCTCCGTCTGATAACAGTAGTAACATGTATGCATGGTATCCATATTTTTATTATAACCACGCTACATGCAGTCATTTTGCTGATGATCAGATAAGAGCAATTGCATCATCAATTTCTGTTCTATCGTCAGAGACTCCATGGATTGGTGTTGATTCTGACTCAGATAGAAATAGTTCTGGCAACTCCAATACTTCATGGAATTCTTATAATACTAGTGGTCTTAGTAATGGACACACCACTTGGATTAGGGATTTGAATGGCAATATCCAAAGACTGATGAATGCGTTCTCTAATAATAATGAATCTTGTGTTTATGTCTGGACAAGAACTACTTTTTCTAGGTATAATACTGGTGGTGGATTTAATAATTCAAACGGATCTCCATCAGGATTACTTACAGATGCGATGATTCTGCCAATTTTCCACAAATATTATACAGGATCTGGTGGTGGTTCTGGATTCGGACCTTATTTTAACCCAGCTATTAATAACAGAATTAACGGATATACTTATCTACTTGTGAAATAATATGAATGAACCTATTGAATTTGGTGATGTTTTACCAAAAGATTTATTTGATGAAATTGGGGAAGAATTATTTAAGAAAGGTTGGAGACTATCAAACAAATCTGCGAAGGGAACAAAAAGATTCTGGACGCAGCATCAAGTAGATAATCCAATTTTCAATAGAGCTGGAAATATTGTATTAGAAAAAGTAAAAGAATACACTGACGAAAGTATTAAGTTAGTTAGAATTCACTGCAACGGACAAACAACAGGTCAAGATGGCGCTGCTCATGTTGATTTTTGGACAGATAACGTTTGGACTTTTATTTTATTTACTAATAAGTTTTGGGATGTTAGGTTAGGTGGTGGATTTAATGTTATAAATCCAGAAGTAAAAAAACATCAATATTATCACTATGCATCTAATTGGGGTGTGTTGATTCCATCCAAGTGGATGCATTGGGGTGATCCTCCAAACTCTCATACTGATGAATTAAGAACTTCAGTTGCTTTTTCCTTTGCAACTGCCGATCAATATGATATCATTAGAGAGAAAGCAATTGAAAGTGAACCATCTAAATGATTTACAATCTAAGTAATCCTGTTACTGTAGATTATAAACAATTTAAAAACATTGTAACCTCATCAGATTTTCCGTGGTTGTATAGTAAAACTACGAACATTGATTGTGGAGAAGATGATTGTGAATTGTTTTGCCACCCTCTACTACAAAGACCAGGACCAGGATCAAGATTTACAAAACAGTGTAGCAACTATACCGATTTGTCTGTGCATGTTGCTGAACAAATTTTAAATTACAATAAAGTTGAGTTTGAAACGTTTTATCGTATGGCAGTCAACTTTACATTTAACACTAAAGTTGGAAGTCCAAAACACGAAGATCATCCATTCCCACACAAAAATTTGTTAGTATACCTCAGTTCTTTTGAAGATGGTTCTACTGTAGTATGTGATGAGGATGAAATACATAAATCAAAACCAGTAGAAGATTTACCAATTGTTTTTGCTGGACCACATTACAATGAACCACCATCGTCTGGAAACAGAATTGTTCTTATCGCAACCTTTATATAAATGACTATTGAAATTATTGATGATGCTTTAGCGCCAATGGAGATGGCTGCAATTGAAGGTCATCTAATGGGACAAGACATTCTTTGGAACTGGAATGAAAATATTGTTGCCGAAGAACAGAGAGAGTGTGAGAAAAAATATGATCAGCAAATGACACATTTGTTTTATATGAATCCTACATTTTTGTCTCCAGATTATAGATGTTTGGAACCTCTTTTTTATAAGTTAAATGCTAGTGTTATGATTCGGGTCAAAGCTAATCTAACATTTTGCACAGAAAAAAATATTCTTACGGGATGGCATACTGATGTAATTGATTCTTGGGGCAAAGAACATAAAACAAAAACAGCAATTTACTATGTAAATGGCACTAATGGATACACTATGATTAGAGATGATGATGGTGTAGAAACTAAAGTAGAAGGTAATAAAAACAGACTAGTTATCTTCCCATCACATTTTAAACACGCAGGTGTTACTTGCACTTCTCCAAGAAAGAGAGTTGTAGTTAACATTAATTACCTATAATAAATAATACACACACCATTTCATGTGATTACTATGGATCCAGCAGCACTAAAGAAAAATTTTGAGGAGCAAATTGCTACTACAGAAAAGCAAATTGCAGAACTAGAAGAAAATCTCAAGAAAGCAAATGAGTATAAGATTAAACTACAAGGTGGTCTTGAAACTCTAGGACTACTGGAAGGTGAAGGAACAGCACCAGAGGGTGAACCTGAAGCACCTGCAGCAGAATAAATACTAAATCCCTTCTTCCTAAATAGGTAAGAAGGGATTTTTTGTGTGTAATGGCATCTCCAAGTTCTAGAGCTGAACTCATCACATATTGCAAGAGGCAACTTGGCGAACCCGTGTTGCAAGTTAACATTGATGACGAACAGGTCAACAACGTAATTGACGACACGTTTCAGTTCTTCCAAGAGAACTGCTACAACGGTATGGAGCGTGCTTACTTATACCACGAAATTACTGCTGACGATAAGACAAGGTTTGCTGCTAGTGTAACTACTACAGAAGGTTCTACTAACTGGTTGGAAGCTACAAACTATATTCCAATTCCAGATCATGTAGTTGGTATTACTAGAGTTTTTGGTCTTGTTAGTAACTCAATCCGTTCAAATCTTTTTGGTGTTGAGTATCAGTTGTTCTTGAATGATCTCTATGCATTTGGATCACTTGATATCCTCAACTATTATATGAATAAGCAATATCTAGAAACTCTAGATATGGTTCTAAACAATGGATCTTTCCAGCAGTTTAGATTTACAGCACGCCGTGATCGTCTGTACTTAGATATTGATAAAGACTTCCTCAAAGAAGGAACCAATGTTCTTATTGAGTGTCATCGTCTCAATGATCCTACAGATGCTACAGAGATGAACAACGATATGTTTGTCAAAAAGTATGCCACTGCTCTAATGAAGAGACAGTGGGGTATGAACTTGATCAAGTATAACAACGTTCAACTACCTGGCGGTGTAACACTTAACGGTAGAGAAATCTACACAGACGCACTTGCAGAGATTGAGAAGATTGAATCTGAAGTTCTTAGCAAGTACGCAATCCCACCAATGGATATGATCGGATAACATGCCTACCAGTCCTTACTTTCCAACTTACTACGCAGGTCACAGTGGCGAACAGGGTCTCGTTCAGGATCTTGTGGATGAGCAAATCAAACTGTTTGGTTCAGATGTATACTATATCCCTAGGATAGTTCTGCAAGACAGCACACTGGATGAAGTTAGATACTCTAAGTATCAAGAACAATTCCAGATTGAAATGCTTCTTCAGAATGTCACAGGTTTTGGTGACAATGCTGAGTTCATCTCCAAGTTCGGTTTAAGAATTACAGACGAAATTATCTTCAGAGTTTCAACTAGACGTTGGGATGAAGAAGTAGCAGAGCATACTCCCAACCTTACTGTTACCAGTAGACCTAACGAAGGAGACTTATTGTACTTCCCGTTAACACAAGATATTTACGAAATTAAATTTGTAGGAAAAGAAGAACCATTCTTCCAGTTTGGTAAGATCCAGTTCTATGCCATCACCGCTGAGATCTACGAGGTTGGTCAAGATGACTTTGACACTGGTGTTGCAGAGATTGATGCAGTAGAACAACTCTTTGATAATGCTATCAAACTCTTTATGGATCCTGGTGGTACAGGAGACTTTACTGTAGGTGAGGAAGTTGTTGGAGATGAGTTCTTAGCAAAAGCAACATCTACTATTACAGGAGATGCTGTAACAGGTATTACAATCACAGACGGTGGATCGCACTATAAAGTTGCTACACCACCCACAGTAACTATTACAGGAGATGGAACAGGTGCAACAGCTACTGCTACGGTTAGCTCCACTGGCATTGTTAACGGCATTACTATCACCAGTGGTGGGAGCGGTTATAGTTCTGCGCCTACTGTCACAATTGACTACTCTCCCAAAGATAACAGAGCAGAAGTCAAGTCATGGGATAGTGCAACTAGATCTCTCCAAGTCATCAACAGAACAGGAACCTTTACCACTGATGAAGTAGTAACTGGTCTAACATCGGGTGCTAAGTGGAGTCCTGAAACATTTGACACTCTAAATAACGTCAGCAGTAACTACGATCAAAATAGGCAGATTGAAGATGCCGCTGATGACATCATTGATTGGACGGAGGGTAATCCGTTTGGTGAAGCTGGTAATTTTACAGGTAGTATCTAATGTTAGGATCACATTTTTATAATCAGATTGTTCGTAAGAACATTGTAGCGTTTGGTACGCTCTTCAATAACATCACAATGAAGAGCACAGATCCTAGCGATGGAACTGTTCTGGAAGAGATCAAAGTGCCATTGGCATATGGTCCAAAACAAAAGTTTCTTGTTCGTCTAGAAGAAAACAATACGAACAGGAAAGTAGCAATTACTTTACCACGTCTCTACTTTGAGATGACAGGCATTGATTACGATTCTACCCGTAAGACATCACCAATTCAAAAATACAAAACTATCATTGATGGTAATGGTGGCGAAGTCCGAGTGCAATATGTTCCTGTTCCTTATAATCTAAATTTTGAATTAGGAATTATTGCAAAGTCTCAAGACGACGCACTACAGATTACTGAACAGATCCTACCATATTTCCAACCATCGTTTAGCATCACTCTCAACATGATTCCTGACATGAATGAGAAGAAAGATGTTGCCATTGTTTTAAACAATGTTAGTTATGAAGATGAGTGGGATGACAGTTTTTATGAGCGTAGATATATCATCTATACTCTAAACTTTACAGTTAAGACTTACCTATACGGTCCTTATAACACTTCTGATGTTATCAAGAAAGCAATCATTCACGAAACTCTTGGTGATGCTGCTGTCAACCGTAGAACTATTACACGTACATACACACCGAAAGCAAAAACAGATATCAATACAGATGGTCAAATTGATGCAGCAGATGATCTGCTACTTGACTCTGGTGATGACTTCGGATTTAATGAAGGGATTGAATTCTTATGAGTAGCCTAGAAGATAACATGGAGGAGATGCTCAACATTAGTGTTGATGTAGATCCAGTGCCTAGCAAACCTGCACCCCCTAAAGTAGATAAGGATGACAGGGTAAAAGACTATGAATATACCCGTGGTGAATTATACTCACTCATAGATCAGGGTCAGGAGGCGGTCAGAGGCGCTTTAGAGGTCGCT